TCAGCTTTGGGGTATCGTGGCTTTTTCTATTACTTCATTCACCGCCACAATGACGGCTGGGATGAAGTTCTTCTCCACGAACTCCTTGATGGCGGAAACCTCCTCATCGGTGTAGTCGGTATCGTTGCTACCGTTCCACATCTTCGTGGAGAGTGCCACGTCCGCCAAGCCCCTTCTGCCAGTCTTGTAGATGGCGTTGGCGATTTCCTTTCTCAGTTCCATTGCGGTACGCTGCTCGCTATCCAAGGAGAGGCGCGCCATTACATTGTCTAATTGTAGTTTCATAATTTATGTTGTTTTAAATATTCATTTGATATTATCCTTCCACTTTGCTTAGATGGCTGCTTCCCTATACCAGTTGACACGCCAGTGGTCTCCCAAAAATATAAATTCGGTTGTTTGGTTACATGCGCCGCTAACAAAAGATGTACGCCCATTTGTGTCAACCCCATTCCAGTACATCTTATAGCTGTTTGACTTTATCCAGAAGGCTTGTTTTCCTTCAGATCCTTGTATGAACTTGTAGTATTGTCCTCTCTGAGGATTGTCAGGGAGGGTGAGCGTGATGCCCGTAACAGGAACATATATCACGCAATCCAATTCCGTTAACTTCATACTGTAATTCGCTCTTCTGGTCATCGGTCTGAATCCCGCATACATTCCATTCTCTGCATATATCGCAAAATTACCATACACATTACTGCCCATGGCTCCGTTATACATGACGTTCTCATACTGATATTTGTCATCGCATCCTGTTACGGATATACGCAATCCTATTTTGGCGGTATCACCAGTAGTCATAGGGAAAGAATCTTGCACAAGTATGTTGCTCATCAATGAAGGCACTGAGTAAACCCAATCGTTACGACCCACCCAGATTAGCCTGTTCCTTTCCGATGTCCACTTTTTTGTTTGGGGCGAAAAAGTCCTACTGTACCCACGGAATACCATGTATTCGTTGTAAAGAGCAAACCCCGGCTCTTCGTCATCGTAACCTGTGAGGTATCGGAGACTGGATTCGTTAAGCGAAAAACTTCCAAGCGTAGCACTTTTAGACACCATGTGACCTTTATTCGTTACATAGAACGGAGAGTTTTTCGCCGTATCGGCTCCAACGAACAACGGAGCGTATGTATCGTCAATCTTGCATGCCTCTTCCTCAGTGTTACCAAAGTAGCCCACCTTGCTCGCCCCGTCATTACTCTTCGCCCAAAGGTGCTTCACCTCGATTTTATCAGCGTCAATGAGCGAGGCGTTAATCTTGCCGCCAGTGAAGAGGGCGGCAGTTTGTCCGTTATTATTGACACGGATTCTATCTCCATGCAGCAGCACCTCATCGCTCTTTACCTCGATTCCTGCCTTTTTCAGACTCGCCTTATCTACAAGGTCACTCTTGCGCTCGGTGTACTCAGTAACGACTGCACCCACCTCGATTTTCGGCTTCGTGATGGTCACACTCCAGCTCGTTACACCAGTCTGTTGCGCATTCTTTGGGAACTGGAAGTAGATCTGCTCAGGAAGTCTGTCCTTGAATCGGAAATGACTCCACACCCTCTGCTGCTTAGATAGCTCCTTGACTTGAATCAAAGCAACATAATTATTAACCTTTTCGCCATCTGTCACTTCGGTCATTGCACCATTCTGCGGTTCTGCGTAGAGAGTGAACTTGGTGTTTGTGATAGGATAATAGGCATATACACCCATATACTCAGCATCGCCTCTTACCTCGAAGCTGATAGTATAATCTACGCCGAGCTGGAAGGTGCTGCCTTTTATTCGATAGAATGAATTGTAGTCGTCAGAGCCTATATATGTGAGTTCATACGCATCACCCACAAGAGCTTTCTGACCCTTTACTTCCAGCACATTACCACCAACATCAAGTGTCCTTGAATTATCAATCAAGTTAGCACCAATGATGTCATAATCGTCTTGTGATAGCGTCCAGCCATTATAGGTGTCGCCTTCCTCAACCATTGGTCTGCAAATATAGGCTTCAATCAAACCAGATTCAACGCCGCAATGTTCATAAAAGTTAAAGGCAATATAATCATACTCTGCATCGGTTGTATCTATAACCGTTGAGAATAATTGCCACTGATTGGGCTTAGGGGATAAACTGCCTGCTGAGAGATATTTTGGCGCTCCCTTTCTTTCATTCGTCCGCTTGTCTATATAGAGTGCTTCGAGGCTTAGATGTCCATTTGCATTATTCGAGAAATACCAGCATGATATAACATACTTCTTACCCTTTGTTATCCTAACACTCTTACCTCCTAGCGAGGCATCCCAGAATACACCAGGATAGCGTGTCTTTCCGTCCGTAGTATCATCAATACACTTGATGCAGTTAGTTCCCTGATAGCCGCTGTTCATCTCGATTCTTGCATCGCTGAATAGCCCAAAGTTGTTATCCTCACGCAGGAATGCGCTACCAACAAGCAGATTGCGCCTTGCTATTGCCTTCTCGCTCACGGTGAGGGAAATTTCTCTTGCCGTTTGTTTGAAATCCGACTCAGCCTTTTTCAGATCATCCTTGGTTGCAGTATCATTAAGTCTATTTGTCACCTTTTCAAACTGCGACTTATAACCATTATTGTCGAATGCTACGACACCAGTAAACTTAGCAACGTTAACAGAGAAAGGAACCTGTACAAAATGAGTAACCCCATCGTAAGTAGCCTGCGCAACCGCATATCCTGATGTTGCAGAAACCTTACCGTGGCTTACGCCGTCAACAATCACGTCGTTCTTTGTGATATTGTTGCTTGATATAGATACGCTGATGTATCCATTCTCCTGCGTAACACCACATTTACAATTTACGCACATATCATCCCTCGAATACACATCGCTGCACTCGTCTGAAACGTTCCTGTTTCCCCTCATTATCTTTACCTTCGCAATCTTTGATATGTCAGGAGACACGATTCCATCATCATTTGTGTCAAAGACAAGCGGAGCGTTCTCGACAAGGACTGAGACTGCATCTTTACCGTCAGTTCCGTCAACTCCATCTTCTCCCTTGTCGCCTTGGTCACCCTTCTGTCCATCCTTACCGTTCCGAATGATAGGTATGTCACAGGTAGCGAGAATTTTGCTTGTATTATATTCGCTTCCCTCGCACAGATCAACTCTTACCGAATTTAGCCCCGAATTACTTATCTCTTGCAACATGCTGTAATAGCTATCCTCGTACTTAGGCTCGAAGTCGATGGAAACAGAATCGCCGTCAGATGGAGTATATTCGCTATACGCACTTCCGTCATTAATGGTGAGTCGTAAGGTAACTGGACTCGATTCCGTTGAAAAGCGATTGTCTCTCACACCTTTCACCACCTTATAGCCTCTAACTACAAGATATTTGTCGCTCTCATATTCATCGCCCTTGTCGATATATCCATTCGTGTAGTCGATACTTCCGTCAGAATTAAGTCTGATATAGCTCGGTGACGCCTCAAGGGTGTAGATAACGGCATCATCACCCTTCTCGCCTTTACCTCCATAGAGGACTTTTTTCCATTGGGTCGAGCTATCGGAAGGTTCTGCTATCACGCTCTCCTCAGAGTTAGCGACACATACCCATACGGCGTTGTTGTGATTCACTTGGTCGTTCTTATGATAAGTATTTCCTTTTACCCAGTCACCTCTATAATTGATGATATTGATAGTGCTGCCATCATTAGAAATCCACTCAAAACGTGAAGAGTTGATTTTTGTTCCTCCCTTTGGAGAGGTCTCAAATACAGACAGAGACACCTCTTTATCCTCGCCATTCACGCTTTTTGTGATAGTATGCTTATACTCAGAGATATTGGCATAACAAGCGATACGAGGAGCATATTCGCCTGTCGTTTCGAGGACAATCACATTCTGCCTGTCGGTCTTATCATACTCGCCGTGTTCATTACGATGTCTGTTACCATCAAGCACGATTGTGTCGCCATCAGCAGGGATGCCTCTCGTCTCGGTAGGCGCACTATCCTCATCAGTATATCCATCTAAATCTTCGGAATGCTTGCCAACGACAATCCAAGCAAACGACTGACCGCCATACAATTCCACCTGTACTTCTCTCGTCTGCTCCTTGCCAGCTTCGTCAAGGTAAGTTTCCGTCATTGTGCCATAAATCTTCTCATTCTGTGTAGATACGCCACCGTTGGGAATAGTACGCCAGTAACTCTTGTTACTTGCATCCTGATATGTTCCTCCAGCCGTAATCTCGCCAATGGTCTGACAGCGCACTTGGTCGTCCTCCTGCCAGTAGTTCATTGTGGCAGTAGTGCCATTATCAGCTAAGAGATAGCATTTCCAGCCGACACATTCTGTATCATCCGCAGTTGTTTCTACCCAAGACGTCACACCGTCAGATACCGATTTCTTTACAGGTATAACCTTGACAAGCTTACTTCCTGCCCCCGACAGATAGATGTTGCCTCCCGAATAAGACAACTTGCGTACTTCTAATTCGTGGAATATCGCCTTGCCCCAGATGGTGAGGTTGGTAACGAACGCATGGTACTTTCCGTTCTTCTCCTTCTCGATGGAGAATCCTTGCTCGGCAGCGTTGTTGTACTCCAGCGACCTGATGGTGTTCAGTATCATATCGCCGTACTCATCTATCCCAAATTGGCCAGCGATGGTGAATCCCTTCAGGAAGGCGGCAAGCTCATGGGCGGTGAATTCCTTGAGCATGTCCACCGCCTCCTCGAAAGTGGCAGCCTTCTTGAAGTCCACCTTTCGGCGCACTTCCTCCGCCACGTTTTCCTCTCCCTCGGCAGGATCATCCTTTCGGAGGAACTTCTGCAGGGTTTCGCTCTCGATGTCCACTTCTCCAGCCTTCGAGGCATAGTTGGCGGTCTGTGCAGAGGTGGCACGGTTAGCCACGTTGGCTTGCTCGGCGACCTCTGCCTTCTTTGCCTTGTCGGCACGTGTGGCGTGGTCAGCCTCCGAGGCAATGCCCGATATGTAGGTGACGGATGACGAACTGCCGCCCGAACCATTGCCCGATTTCTTGGGCTTTGAAAAACTCTTGATGTCGATCATCGTAATATCTTATTTATAATATTGTTGTCATGCCATTTGAATATCATTATAAAGCCGTTGGAATGCCATTAGGGCACTTCCTTCAGCGTCACTCTTGCGGTGCCGTCGGCGAGGTTCCGGTCCACGCCTTGCACGATGAAGTCCTTGCCGAGGCTCGGCATGGTGTATCTTCCGAACACTTTCACGTCCGCTCCATGAAGGAATCCCTGCTCCAAGATGATTCTCGGCTCGTGCCACTCTCTCCAGACGGCGTCCACGTACAACTCCTCAGGCTTTCCTATGCGGGTTGACGTGAGCGCATTGCTCTTGATGCTCACCAGGGCACTTTTGTCGAAGAGAGGCGAGGATAGCTTCACGGCGTTGTTGACACCCATCCGCTTGCACTCCTCAGAGGTGAGGGCGGTGGTGATTTTGAACTCCAGGTCGTCCTTCTTGTTGACGAAGTCTTCCTGCGTGTCGCTCATATATACGATGTCGCTTTCATCGCTCACGGCTCCCATCTTGCCGTTGTCGCTCACCACCTCCACCTTGAAATCCTTCATGAAGATAGCGTTGGTCTTCTGCAGGAGCAGCACGCTGTCCTGGTACCACTTGGTATGGCGGAAGAAAGTGGGATGTCGGCGTGTGATGTTGTTCCACTCGGCGTTGACAGGTCCGAGAATCTTGAATTGCACCTTGCCGCTCACATGGTCTCCCATCTTGATGGGGATGGCGGTGCCTTCCGCCGTGATACCCTTGGTGTAGGGAGCGTTCTTCTGTATGTCGAACTCCGTGCCCAGTATCTTGTCGCCCAGCTTCGGGTCAATGCCGATGGTAAAGCTTTGCTGGTAGTACTCATCATCGCTCTGGCACTCGCTCCGCTCCTTGTAGGTCATCCATACGTAGTCCTCGCACTCGCCCTCGCCAGTACCCGGCACGCCCGTGCCCAGGTCCTCGCCCTTCTGTTTCTCCACCACGCACTTGTCGCCGATGATGAGCATGCATGCCACGAGACCCAGTTTCTTGATGGTGTCAGTCTCTGCGCCCACGGCACTGTACTTATATTCGTAGCTCTGCTGACTGGTGTCGGTGTATGGATAGAAGAGGTTGTGATAGTCCAGGGCGTTGGTCTCGTCGTCGGCAGAAGGCTCGTCATTCCATTTCGTCGCCTTCCAGTACTTGCGTGTATAGAAGATTTGCTGTCCGTCTCGCTTAGTCACAGTCTTTGGCGCAATGCCTATGTATTTGTCATCACGCAAGTTCGCCGCCCATTTCAGTTCCTCGATATAGCAGCCAGAGTGTGGCATTACGGGGCTGAGCGCCACCTTTCCGCTGATGACGATGTAGTTGACGGTTGCGCCATCGGATGGGCTAAAGGCGCCTCCACTCTTGTTGCCCACGTACTCAGCCACGGGGCAATCCGCCAGGAGGGTTGTGTCGGTGGGTCGTGTTCCATCCTTTCCCATCGTGGAGATCACCAGGTAGTCGTCCATGCTGACCGTTGTCACTATCTGTGCGTCGTTGTTCTTTTTCTCGATCTTACCAAAGGCGCACACGCAAGCACCGACACCAGCAGTCAGTCCCTTGTTGAGAATGTCTTCCTGCTTGGTTCCATCGGCTGGATACTTGGAGTAGATGTCGGTGGTGTGGTCGCCATCTCCGTAAAATTTCCAGTTCTTCACCGCCTTCGGCCAGCAGAACCAGTCCACCATGGTGGTTTCCTCTCTCGTAGGCTTGTCATTCAGGAGGAAGTTAACATATCGCATGGTGGCCGAGATGCTTTCCTTGGTCTCCATGATGTATTCCGTCATGTATTTCTGGTAGTTTCCCGCCACGATGAGCGAGTCGCTGTCAAGCGGACTCTCTATCACGTTCTCCACCTCGGTCACGTTGTCGGTGAGCAATACCTGGTTGTATGTCTCCGTGATGCTCAACTGCGTGTCGCAGTCCGACACAAGCGAGTTGGTGATGGTGTCGATGGCTTTTCGATAGGTAAAAGCTTTGGGAGTGCTTCCCGATATTTCGTAGAAGTAAAAGCCGGAGGTTTTAAATCTTCTGTAGTAATCCCAGTTGAAGATGTAGAAGTCCGTGCCCTCCTGTACGATGTGCATGTTGAGGTATTTCAGCATTTCCGTCAGCACGTCCTCTTGTGTCCATACGTCATCCTCCTCTTCGCCCAGGAACAGCAGCTCCGAGATGTTGATTTTTCTCAATACGCCCCAGATGTTTAGGCTGCTATTGTTGCAGGCGGTGATGGACTTGTCAACATAGATGCCGCATGTCTTGTCCTCGCTGATGCAGAGTGCTTGGCTCACGCCGCCGAGTATCTCCTTGATGAGGTCGAGGAATGTGCGCTGGTCGGCGTTTGCCTTCACCCCTGTGTAGGTGATGCCTGCGGTGCCGATGTTGCGGTAGTTGGAGTATTGCAGCGCGGAGAGGCAGTCGATGCAGGTCAGCTCGATTTCGTCCAGTTCCTCGTTGTAATCTTGCGAGAAAGCTTGCGGCTCGATGAAGCCGGCGAAGTAGCATTTATCATCCACGAGGATGTTGACCACCGCCTCCCTGCAGGAGTTGCAGAAGAAGTCGGGCACGTAGTCACGGCAGAGCAGCCGGATGCTCGCCTGGTAGCAGAGCAGCACGTCGAGGGTGTCGTTCACCTGGGAGGTGATTTCCACGGGGTCGTCGGAGAAGAACAGCCCGTCCTCCTCCTTGCCGATTTCCTTCTCGGTGGTGCGGTCGTCCTTGGTCACGATCAGCACGGTCACCTTCTCGTCCTGCTTGTTGTAGAATGATCCATGAATGTACATAGCGGTTTATCTTTTGTTATTTGATTCTGATGTTGCTTCTCTTGCGGTTGGAGCGAGTCTCGTTGGCGATGGAAGCCACGATGTCCCTGCCCCTGAGTCTCCATTCCACTGTCTTCGGCTGGTTGCCACCGCCATCTGCCATGATGCCCTGCAGTCGGTCGGTCTGCACGCTCACCGATGGCAGTGCCACGCCCTGTGCGAAGTTGGCGGCTATCTGTGCGGATGCGCCATAGGCGGCTGTGCCGTCGGCGATGGCGAAGAGGCGTGCCTGCTGTGCGGCGTTGAGTATCATCTCGCCAGAGTTGACACGCACCAGCACGTTGTCGCCGCTCTTCTGGTTGCCGCCCACGATACCACCGGTGGCAAACTTGCTCACGGTGGCGATGAGCGAGATCATCTGTGCGGTACCCGATATGCCGAAGGCGAGCCAGTCCACCCAAGTTTTGCAGGAGCTGAGGGCTTGTGCGAAGGAGAGCACGATTTGCCCGATGGCAGCCATGATCATTCCAGCCTTGCCTGCCGCCGAGTCGCTGCCCAGCTGCTGCATCGCACTGCCCAGCATCTCGCAGCTGGCACCCGCTGCGGCGAGGCCCTTGGCAGTGGGGTCCACAATACCTTGGATGCTAGTGAAAGCACCTTTCACGCTGTCGAAGTTGGTCACGTCGATGTTGAAGAGTGATTGTATCTTGGCGATGTCCTTGGAGTTGATGTCGAGCTTGATGGGCTTCACGCTCTTGCCCAGCTTGGCGAGTTGCTTGTTGAGGTCCTCTATCTGTTTCTTTGCCTTGTCCTTGCCTATGATGCCTATCTCGAAGTCCTGCTGTATGCGGCTCGCCTTGGTCTGTGCGTTGGAGTAGCTCTGTCGCTTGTCGGCGATGCTCCCTTGCTCGATGTAGGAGGGTTCCACGTCAGCTGCGATGGTGAGCCTGCCCTTGGTCTCTGTGTCTATCTGCGCCTGCAGGTCGGCAAGCTTGGCACTTGCCTTCAGCTTCGCCTCGATGGTGGTGGCGTTGTCGAACTCCCTCTGAGCGTCTTGCAACTGGCGTTGCAGTTCCTCGGTGTGGGTCTCCCAGTGTACCTCGATGGGTTTCAGCCCCATTTCGGTGAGTTGCTTGTTGATGTCATCAATGTCTCGTTGTGCATCGGTCTTATCGGTGACGATGCCGATGTCATAGTCTTGTTTGATGCGGTCGATGCGCTGCTGCGCGTTGTTTCGGCTCAGCCGCTTGTCAGCGTCACTGCCTTGCACGATGTAGGAGGAATCGACCTGCGCCCCGATGGTCACCTTTCCCTTGGTGGCCTCGTCTATCTCGCCCTGTATGTCCTTCACCTTGGCATCCGCCTTGATTTTAGCTTTGATGGTGGTGGCGTTGCCCAGTTCATCCTGTGCCTTTTTCAGTTGGCTCTGCAATTCCTCGAGGTGGGTCTTGGTGGTGTTGTCGGTCTTGGGTGATGGGGTGGTATTTGTGGAGATGGTGGACCTTTGGGGAGTATCTGCTGTAATAAAGTTGCTAGCAGATTTTAATCTGCCACTGAGCTGTTTTTGGGTGTCATCTATTTGGCGATTAATGGAGTTGAGTTCTTTGTCGATACCACCTACCTGTTTGTTTCCTGTGGTATTGGTACCACTGTAACGCTCTGCGCCGACCTTCGAAAATCTCCATATTCCATCATTGCCTACTTTTCCATACCGTTCGTTACGCCAACCTTCTGGTATCAAGTCGCCTTCTTTTGCATTTCTGCCACCTCGCTTTGCATCATCGGCAATGTCCTTGGTTGTCTTCTGTTTTTTGTCCAGCAAGGCTATCTGCTTTTGATATAAAGCGGTTAGTTTTGCAGCATACGCCGCAGCCATCGCCCTTTGCTTAAAGGCATCTACCACGGCATTGGTCTTCTTGTTGAAGATATTCTCTGCATCGGCAACGTCATCAATTTTTAATCTCAGATCGTGAAAGGCACTTTGATTTTGCTTGATCCATGCGGTTTTCTGTTGCTCGGTCGAAAGAGACTTCCATCCTGCTTTCAACTTTTCATACTTTTCCATGAGGTCGGAATAGGTGGACTTCAACGAACTATCATAAGCCTCTTTCACGTCATCAGCTGCGTCACCAGTACTTTTAATGCCATCTGCCATATCCTCCGCCGACAATTTTGCGGCATCCGATTTTGCCATAAAAGCAGATATCGCCTCCGTCAATGCCACGATGGCGATGCCTACACCAGTGGAGATCATCAAGCCCTTGATGGCGAGCTTCAAGGTCGTGGCACTCACGGCAGCACCTCGCATCGTGGCGGAGCAGACTTGCACGATGGGACCGAACGCCTGCATCAGGAAAGAGGCAGCCTTTGTCGTGATGCCCAATGCGCTGAAACTTCTACACAAAGACATGACGGACGTGGCGGTCAGTGATACCTGGGCTGCGATATTCAAAGCTGGCAAGATGGGACCGAAGACCGTTGTGGCAAAATCGGAGAATGCAGCCAACTTGTTTTGCAACAATTGCAGTTGCGCCGACCCTGTACTTCCCATTGAGCCGAATGCGTCCTTGATGGTTCCTGCACTGTCAGCCATGCCCTCCACATTCTTTTGGAAGGCATCCGCTAGATTGCCCACGAGAGGCGTGATGGCACGAAGGCTTTCGGCACTGCCAAAGAGTTTGCCATAGATCTCTTGCTCCAGCATGCCGCTGGATGTAGAGAATTGTTTGACGCTATCATTGAGGGATACGAGAAACTGCTGCATACCTCCAGCAGCCTTAATGGCGGCGGCATCAAACTGGATACCCATCTGTTGCGCCATTTCCGTAGCTTCGCTCGATGGATTAATGAGGGCTGTAAAGATGGCAGCCAATTGGGTACTCACCTCAGCCGTATTTCCACTCACGCCTGTAAGGGTGGCAAAGGATGCCATCAACTCATCAATGCTCACCCCCAGCGTGGCTGCGTTGGCGGTGACTCTTGGCAAGGCTTGCGCCATTTGCTCAAACGAGGTTACGCCGTTCTTGGCAGTAAGCTGAATCTTATCTTGTATCGCACCAGCATCGCTCCATTCCAAACCATAGTTTTTGATGACGGTGGAGGTAACTTTCACGACCTCGCCCAAATCTGCGATTCCACCAACGGAAGCCTCGGCGCTTTGTTTCAAGTAACTTATCCAATTATCTTCAGGCACACCGTTGGAGATGACCTGATAAAGGCCGTTTGCCAGTTCGTCACGTGCGACAGGGACGACATGGGATAATCCTGCAACCTGTTCCTTGAGGTGAGCGAAGTCGTCACCACCCTTTCCCGCCATGGTGTTGGCGGCAGCCATGGCACCGCCAAAGCTTCTGCTTTCAGCGGTCAGCGAGTTCAGCGTGCCAGAAAACTGCTGCAGTGCATTTGTTACATTATTCCAGGCCTCGGTTATTTGGTTGGTATTGATAAGATCCTTTTCCAAGTCCTTTGCAGCTTCATTCACACTGCTCACCACATGCTTTAAGTTATCCACTGCAGTGGTAACCGTCACAAGCTTATCCTTACCATCGATGTTGAGCTTTATGTTAAATCTTACCTCGTTATTCATATTTGCAGTGATTTCGTTTGGATTATTCGATAATTTTGTTTATATTTGCAGCGTGTTCCAATAAAAACAAGAACTATGAGAATAGAACCCGATACTACAAGAACCGTTTTTGGTTGGCTGGCTGCGCTGTTCGTAGCCTTTGGCTTTTTCTTTTGCGATTTGGCCATGACCCCAGGGTCTCCTGCATGGGTCACAGATGCCATGGGGTGGAGCCTCTTTCTCTTCTTCTTGTTTTTCTTGCTTTGGGGATTGATGCGAGTGCAAGATTATCACGTCTAGTTCAGCCCGGCTCTCTTCGCCGCCTCCCTGTACCTTGCCATGACTTCCTCGTGGCTCAGTTCCTCTTGCACCTCTTGGCAAGGGGATTTTTTTTGCTCCTCTTCCCAAGGGAACCGCATCAGGTCCTCAGCCCTGAGCTTCTTGCTCGAGTAAGGCTGAAGGGAGCAGAGGCACTGCATCCTCATCCTCTCCCACGCACCACGCTCCAGCCTTTCCTGGCACTCGCCCCACGCCTCGTAGGCCTCATTGAACTCAGAGGGGGTGCATCGGCAAAAGTCATCCATACTCATCCCCATGCACCCCATCGCTATGCCCAGCAGCCGCTCCACGGTGGGCGGCTCCTGGCTCTCGTCAGAGTCAGAACCTAGGGTTCCGGCTCGCTTTTTTTTTCATCGCCAGCGGCATTCATCACCTCGTTCCATCGGTTCACGTCCTGTGGCGTGATGTGGCAGGTGAACGTCTCGAAGTCCATCGTGAACTCCACGCCGTCTGCCTTGCAGGCGCACACGATGCAGCACCACATCAGCATCAGCAGGTCCTCGATGTCCGAGGCATCCATCTGGCTCACGTCCTTGCCCGTGTTGCGCTTGAAGAGGAGCATCGCCCCCATGGTGAGGCAGCAGGGATATGCCTTGCTGCCCACCTCGATCATGATCTTTCTCATCTTATCTATAATTATGGCTTACAATAAAACCCTGTTACTTGCTCACTGCCTGCTGGCTCGATGCGCTCTGCGTCACCGTGCCGTCCTGCAAGCCGGTGGTCAGCTTCTCCACCTTGCCACAGTTCTCAAGCTGGATGGAGTACTTGGCATCGTCGCCTGCCTGACCGTCGAGGTCGAGCGAGGTGATGATGAACTTGCCCTTGTAGCCGCCAGCCGTCTTGCCGGTGCGCTTGCCTGGCTCGCGCACGTTGTAGGTAACGTCCACTGCCGTGCCCGCTATCTGCAGATCCTTCAGCGTGTCGTAGGTAGGAGCGTCCTTGGCTGCGTCCACGCACACCACGCCGTCGGCGCTGATGCTCTCCGAGAAGCTCTTCACGTACTTCTCCTTCCACTTGCCTGCCGCCGCCTCCTTGGTCACGCGCTCGCCGGTCTCGGTCGAGGTGGTGATCTTGCATCCCGTGGAGAATGCCAGTGCACCGCCGTTCACGCTGAGGATGAGGTCGGTGCCATCCAAAATATTTTCCATTGCCATTTTCTTATTGCTTTTTATACGTTATTACTAGATAGCTCACTCCGAAGGCTATGATGACGAACGCCACCTTGCCTGCCAGTTCCGTCAGCCCGTCTGGAGGCTTCCTCACCTCCGTCTTGCTCTCGTTAGAATGCCGTTCGGATGCCGTCCGAACCACGTTGGAAGAGTCGGTTCCGATGGTGCTCCGTGTGGAGCGTGCGCCCACCAGCAGCCTTCTCTCTCCCTTACCCCTGACGATGATTCCACCGCCCCCGCTACTGTCGAGGGGCAGCAGCATCCACGCCTGCTCCCACGTTTCCATGGTCGCCAGGCTTTCCGCCGTCAGCGTCTCGCTTGCCTGCCTTCTGCTTGCGCTGCTGTCTAGACTTAGCTCTGTTCGAGCCTGGCTCATCGCCTCGTCCTGTGCCTTCCCCGCCGTTCTGCAGCTCACCGCTGACAGGGCAAGTAGCACGATGAGGGCAAAGCTGTATCGCCTCGATGGCACGGCTGAGCCGATTGAGCGCATTGCGTGTGCGAGTGTTCTCACGGTTGAGTTCCTCGATGGCGCTTGCGTTTTCCCTTGTGCTTTCATCCACTTTCCTTTGTAAGTTCAACAACTCACGGCTCACATCCTCGTACATCGACTTATAGGTGTCGTGTACCTGCTTGGCCTGCTCCGCCGCCTTTACCTTTCGGTTGGCTATCCAGGCGATGGCAGCACCTATGCCGCCCGATGGGATAGCCCACTGCAGTATGTTCATTATGATGTCTGTCATCGCCTTTCAAACCTTAAACCAATTAACTAATTATGAGTGATTATGCAACTTTCACAAAATGTTATCCTGATATGACAGTCCTTATACCTGCCTGATGCCTATTGAGTGGAGCCACTTCTGCACGTCGAACGATGGGCACGCCTTGCCGTGGTTCAGCTCGTTGTGTCCCACGATGCGTATCTGTGGAAACCGTCGGTGGAACTCCCTCACGTACTCGGTCATCGCCTTCAGCTGTGCCTGGGTTCGGGTGTCCTTGGCGGTCTTGCCGTCGCCGGCGAGTCCTCCGGCGTACACGATGTGCCGGCTGATGGCGTTGAAGCCTGCCGCACCGTTGGTGATCTCCCATGGATCGACCTCGGCATCCTCGTTGTTCCTCACCAGTCGCTCCACCTTGCCGTCGAGGTGAAAGAGGTCGGTGTAGCCCACCTGCCTCCATCCCCTGCCGCCCTTCGAGGGAGGGTCGCAGTGCCAGTGCCTGATGTCGGCGGCACTCACCTCCCTTCCCTCTGGCGTGGCGGTGCAGTGGAGCACCAGATATTTCATCCTAGCCATAGCCTTGATGCTTGATAGGGTGATTATACCTTGCCCGCGGCATTGTACTTGCTGTAGATGGCGGCGCAAGCGTCCATCTTCTGAGGCAATACGATGAAGTAGTGGCGATAGTCGATGAGGTTGCGCTGGTGCAATGGGTCGTTGTTGGCTTGGCTGTAGTACATCTTGGTGCTACCCGTAGCCTTGAATACACGACCGGTGTAGAAGGCGAAGGAGCCCTGGTACTCGTTGGCGGCTGCGGCTGACGACACAGCCTTCTTCTTGCCGGCTGTGGTGAACACTGGGTTCTCGGCATACTCGTAGATGTCGAAGCCATACTGGCGACCCACGGTGCCGTCGGTGCGGTTGATGTTGTACTGCTCCTTGAACACCTGGTCGGTCTCCAGGAGGTCGTTCACGTGGTCGTTGCAGAGCACGAGGCGGCGACCCTCCACAGGCACGTTCAACTTGTCGAACGCCTTCTTCAGGCGGATGATGTCGTTCATGCAGAGCTTCACGCGACCCGTCTCCTTGTCGGTCTCGCCCGATGTGGAGAGCACAGGGGTGGAGGCGGTGTTCTCGTTAGGGGTGAGGGCGTGTGCCGACTTCGAGAACTTGGCCACGTTCATGGCTCTTGCGTGTGCGTCCTTCACACGGCTGATCTTGTCGTAGGAGACGGCATAAAGCTCATCGTCGGTGATAGGGGTTGGCTTGGTCTGGAACTTGTCGAGCTTGATGGCGATGTCACCATCCTTCAGTTCCTGCACCGTCAGTGGATAGGTCGTGTTGTTGATGAGCACGTCAGGGTCGCCGCCCACATCGACCAGGTGGATCACGTCGTTGTCCACGATGCTGGAGTTGTCGGGGATGCCATCGAGGAAGGTGGCTTGCTCGGCACGCTCCAGCTGCTTCACGAGGTAGCCCGTCCAGAGTTCCTTCAGCACGCCCTCGCAGGCTGCGCCCTTGGGCATGAAGCCCCCGAGGGCTATCACTGTGAGGTTGGCCACCACTGCGCCCGCCATGGGGTCGTAGCCCATTGCGGCGGCGATTACCGCACCCATGATGCAGTTGAACAGGAGTGCGCTAAAAAGAGAAATGATTCGTTTCATGTGTCACTATGTTTCTTAAAAAATGATGATGATGTGTTGTTGAATGATGCTGCGCCATGGGACGTTAGTCGAAGTCTGGCGCGAATCCGAACTCAGCCTTGTAGAGGGCGATGTATTCCTCCCGGTTGTTGTCACGGAGTTCCAGGAGCTCATCGGCAGGCACCTCGCTCAGCTTCTGGTACGAGCCAGTCTCCACACGGGTGAGTCGTCCGTCCTTGCCACGGTTCACCACGGCGCTCACCTTGCCCTGTGGTCGCATGGCTCCTAGGGTGAGCTTCAGGGAGTCGAGGCCTATCTTCTTGCCAAGCTCCACGAAGTGATCCTTCATGCTGGCGTCGAGTCGCTTCTCCTTGATGGCGTTCTCCACGGCATCAGTCACGCTGGCGAGGGTCATCTCGTCTGCCTTCTTCTTGGCTTCGAGCTGCTCCTCCACGAGAGAGTCCACCTTCTTCTGAAGTTCGCCCACCTTGCCGGCTTGCAACTTCAACTCCTTCATCTTTGCGGTCACCTCAGCCTCTGTGGCTGTCTCCGCTAGCCCCATTGCCAGGGCAATCTGCTTCAATTCCATTTCATTCTTCTTTAAAGGGTTATTACTTACGTTATTCAATAGAGGCAGGAGCGGCTTGCCGTCCTTGCCCCCTGCCAGGGATATTTCCTGTCCGCTCTGGTCGGAGAGAACCATGGCGTTGTCGTTGCCGCCAATATCCACTGCGCTCACCTCAAACAGCTCGCACCGTGTCACGGTCTCGAAGGTCTGACCCTCCTTCACCAGTTGCTTGTCGCCGCTGGTCTCCAGGATGCGGAGGTTGGCGCTCACCATGCGGAGGCTGCCAAACTGGTACTGCTTCTCCAGCTGCACGCTCAGGGGCGATGCCTTGTCGAAGCAGAGCTCACCCAGCAGCTCGCCGTCCCTCACCTCCAGGTTCTTCACCAGTCCCACCACCTTGCCTCGCTCGTGCATGTAGAGCAGCACGGGGTTGCGCTGGTACTGGGTGAGGTCGATGCCGCTGGTGAGGATGCGTGTGCCGTAGCAGTTCACGCTCTCGTCGCTGATTCTTACTTTCTTTCCCATATTTTATACGGTATTACATTTTGATTCTTCACTCCTCACTCCTCGCTCATCACTCGGAATGACGGTGCAATATTACTAACTTTCCACCATTCCTCCAAAAAAGTGTGCAATGGTTGCGCACATCTCTGCAACCATTGCACACTTTTTTGGCAGACTGCCCAAATAATCGCACCTTTGCACTACATTTTTAATATTCACACATTATGACAAAAGCAGAACTAGAACGTAAGAAGGACCTCGCCCATACATTGTATATGGCAGGCAAGGAACAGGCAGAGATAGCCGAACAGATAGAGGTGAGCCGTGTGACCGTGTCCAACTGGGCAACCAAGGGGGGATGGAAGGAGCAGCGTGCCGCCAAGACCGTGACACGACCGGAGATCGTGAACAAGCTCCTCCTCTCGATCGACGCACTCGTGAGCCAGGTGAACGAGAGCGAGGACCCGGAGAAGATGGCAGGACTCGGCGACAAGCTCGCCAAGATGGCGGCAGTGATCGAGAAGCTCGACAAGAAGGCGAACGTGGTGGATGCCATCGAGGTGTTCATGGCGTTCTCCAAGTGGATGAAGTTCAGGGCGCAGAGCGACCCCAACATCACGCCGGAGCTGCTGAAGACATTCAACTACTACCAGGACCTCTTCATCTCCGAGAAGATGAACAACGGGTTCTCGTGCGACCTCTAAGGCGCAAGCCCCATTTATTATTTATCATTTGTTATTTATCATTTAATCTATGGCAGTAAGTGCAGAGGCTAGGAAAGCCTACGAGAAGTGGAGGGAACTCTGCAAGGAGATACACTCCATGACCGACACCAGCATCATGCGCCCCGAGGGCAAGGCGGAGAAGGAGGCACGCATCAGGCGACTGCAGCAGAACTACGCCGCCTTCTGCGAGTACTACTTCCCCCATTACCTGCAGCTCAAGGACAAGACCACGGGCAAGGTGCTGAAGACCATCCACAACGCCCCCTTCCACAACCAGGCGGCGCGCAAGGTGCGCTCCACCCCCAACCTGAAGGCGGTGTTCATGTGGCCACGTGGCCATGCCAAGAGCACCCACATGGACGTGTTCCTGCCCCTGTGGCTCATGTTTCAGCCGCAGCGGCTCATCAACTTCATGGTCGTGGTGGGCAAGAGCGAGGATTCCGCCAAGCGACTGCTGGCCGACGTGCAGGCGGAGCTGGAGTACAACGACCGACTGATACGTGACTTCGGGCAGCAGAAGCCTGCCGGGGGCGACTGGACCGACGGCGAGTTCAAGGCGGCGTGCGGCGTGAAGTTCCTCGGCTGCGGCAGAGGACAGAGCCCCCGTGGCCTCCGTGACCGTGAGGCACGCCCCGACTACATCGTCATCGACGACCTCGACGATGATGAGCTTTGCAAGAACGAGAAGCGAGTGAGGGAGCTGACCCACTGGGTGAAGTCGGCACTCTTCGGAGCCTTGGACGTGGGTCGTGGCCGCTTCATCATGGTGGGCAACCTCATCGACAAGAACTCCGTGCTCTACAACATCGCCCACACCAAGGGCGTGTTCCTCAGCAAGGTGTATGCCATCGACAAGGACGGCAACCCCACATGGAGGGAGAAGTGGACCCGGGAGGAGGTGGATGCCTACCGTGAGTTCGTGGGCTACCGCGACTGGGAGAAGGAGATGATGCACAACCCGATCAAGGACGGCACCATCTTCCGACACAACTGGATCCAATACAAGAGGATGCCAAGATTGTCCAAGTACGAGTCGCTGGTGTGCTACACCGACCCCTCGTGGAAATCGACCACCTCCAACGACTACAAGGCATGCCGCCTCTGGGGGGCGATGGGCAGGGAGCTGCACCTCGTGGACTGCTTCGTGCGCCAGACCACCACGGGCGAGATGGTGCGCTGGCTGTACAACCTCTACGAGCGGTCGCTGGAAGAGGGAGCGAGCATCCAGTTCTACATGGAGTCGAACCTGATGCAGGACACCGCCCTCGACGAGTTTCAGGCGGAGGGCGACATCCGTGGCTACCAGTTGCCCATCATGCCCGACTACCGCAAGAAGCCCGACAAGCTGCAGCGCATCGAGAGCGTGGCTCCGTTCTGGGAGCGTGGGCAGGTGTACTACAACGAGGCGCTGAAGGACACCGACGACATGCAGGTGGGCATCGACCAGACGCTCTCATTGGAGCACGGCAGCCGTGCCCACGACGATGCGCCCGATGCCGACGAGGGAGCCATCTACATCCTGCAGAAGCAGGGCAGGCTGGAAGCCTTCGTGCCTCGCATCGGCGAGCGACAGAAGCCCCGGAACACGTGGTAAGCCCCCAAGGGCGCAGCCCATTTGTCATTTATTCATTATCATTTATCATTCATACAAAGATGTTTATCAGCACAGAAGATTTCAAGGTGGTGGCTAGCGAAGCCTCGCTGAAGGTCATCACGCAAGCCGACCCCGACAACGTGGAGAACGCCATCGCCGAGGCCATCGAGGAGGTGGCGGGGTACCTGCGCCCACGATACGACTGCGGCAAGATATTCGCCGCCGAGGGCAACGACCGAAACCGCCAGCTGGTGATGTACACCGCCGACATCGCCCTCTACAACATGGCGGCATCCACTTCCGGACGCATGGGCATGGAGACGAGACAGGAGCGATACGAGCGAGCCATCAAGTGGCTGGAGGGCGTGCAAGCCGGAAAGATCGTGCCCGACCTGCCTGGGAGTACCGACGCACAAGGCAACGCCACGGGAGTGGGCGGCGTGCTCGCCTTCGGCAAGGGTCCCGACAACCACTCCTGGTAACACACACAACCATCAATTCATTCTAAAGCAAAGAAGACTATGGGAATTTTCAACAAGGCCATAGATGGCATATACGACCTCAGAAGAGCCATCAAGGGTGAGCCACGTGTGTGGCACACCGTGTTTGGCGACGTGCAGCTAGCCGGAAAGGGCGACCGCCGAAAGGTGGAGAGCATCCTGGCCAAGCTGCAGCGCACCACAGAGGCACTCACCAAGGGCGACATCATGAAGTGGCGGCGTGCGTGGCAGCTAGCCATCGACGTGGACAGCCCCAACCGCCAGTGGCTCTACGACATCTACCGTGATGCCGACATCGACGCACACCTCTCCGGGTGCATCGGGCAGAGGATGGGCTTCGTGCTCGCCCGTTCCTTCAACATCGAGGACAAGGATGGCACGCCCCACGATGAGCTGAGGCACTTCCTGCAGCAGGAGTGGTTTGACGACTTCTGCCGACTGGTGCTCTCCACGCCCTACTGGGGGCACACGCTCATCGAGATGGGCGACCTCACCACCGATGGTGACGGCTGCCTTGCCTACGACGGCATGCGCCTCATCGACCGCAAGTACGTCATACCGGAGCACCACTGCTTCATCACCGACCTCGGACAGGACTGGACCACCGGCATCGACTACCACGCCCCCGAATACTTCGGCAACCTGGTGGAGGTGGGCAAGCCCGACGACCTCGGACTCTACCTCAAGGCGGCGCAGCACACCATACCGAAGAAGAACGTGCTCGCCGCATGGGACGTGTTTGGCGAGATCTTCGGCATCCCGCTCCGTGTGGCGACCACCAGCTCGCGCAGCCAGAGCGAGACCGACAAGATAGAGGAGATGATGCAGCGCATGGGCTTGGCCAGCTATGCCGTGCTGCCAGAGGGTACCACCGTGCAACTGGTGGAGAACGCCAAGAGCGATGCCTTCAATGTCTATGACAAGCGTGTGGATAGAGCCAACTCGGAACTCTCCAAGCTCATCATCGGGCAGACCATGACCATCGAGGACGGCAGCAGCCTCTCGCAGAGCCAGACCCACCTGGAGGTGTTCCAGAACATCGTGGAGAGCGATGCCAAGCTATTGGCGAACACCATCAACAACCAGCTCATCCCCCGGATGATCCAACATGGCTTCCCACTGCAGGGCATGCACTTCACCTGGGACAAGTCGATAGACTACACCCCGGAGCAGCAGATGGAGTACGAGAAGATGATCAGCGACCGCTACGAGGTCGATGGCAAGTACTTCGCCGACAAGTACAACATGCCCGTGGGCGAACGCTTGCAGCAAGCCAACCCATTCGGCATGCAGCAACCATCAGGGGAAGACAAGAAGGACGACAAATCTGCGTTATCCGCACCATCAGCGAGCCAACCTTTTTTCGACTAAGCCCCGACGACTACAAGGGGCTGCACCAACGATACAGACGATGGCTGGGCGACAACCTCATACCCCTGGAGGGAACCAACGACGACTACAAGAAGCTGAGCGAGTACAAGAACCTCACCCACAAGTTCGACAAGATGATGAGGGCGCTCTACGGTCAGAGGGGCGCACAGCTCGACATCGACATCCTGGCATCTGACGAGGCGCAGAGCTTCATCAATGCCCATGCCGGCATCCTCGACTCCACCTTCAAGCAAGTGAGGATGACCGACAAGATGAGGGAGCGTCTCACTCGCTCCAACTACATCTTCTCAGGCATCAAGACCTTCCACGAGCTGAACGAGGCGTTCCCGTCATTGCTCGATGAGAACGGCGATAGAAAGCCGTTCGAACGCTTTTTGAACGACGTTCGCAAGATAGACGAGACCTACAACGCCAACTACCTCCACGCTGAGTACAACTTCGTGCAAGCCTCGGCAGAGATGGCGGCGAAGTGGGAACAGTACAGTGAGGATGGCGACCGCTACCTCTTGCAGTACCGCACCGCCCATGATGACAAGGTGCGCCCGGAGCACGCCGCCCTCGACCGCATCACCCTGCCGATGAGTGACCCTTTCTGGGAGAGCTACTACCCGCCAAACGGTTGGAACTGCTTCGTGGCTGGCACTCCTGTGCTTACCATGGACGGATGGAAAGGTATTGAGAGCATCAAGAAAGGCGACTTAGTGATTGGTGGAAGTGGTAAGGTACGTAAGGTAATCGGAACGCACGCCCGTACGGTGGACGATGAACTTTTCAGTGTCATCACCAAAGGGGCGATGGCCACATGCACCCCAAATCACCGCTTCAGCACACCTCACGGATGGGTCGAGGCGAGAAGCCTTCACAAGGGCGACATAATCATCCAAGTGGGTGAAAACTCCACGCTTCACCTGGTTGTTCACGCAATAGCAAACACTCGCACCTTGTTGCGTTATGGCTTGATGGCGTGCGTAAGAAAGTGGAAAGCGATTGCGTCCCTGGCAGTCGATGACAAGGTTGATGTCGGAAATGAAAAAGTCAACGACGTAACCTCCAAGAAGCTTTCTCGTCTCGAATGGAAGGCCTATTGCCGTCAGGTGGTCTCTTATGATTTCCTCGCTTTTGCTCAATGGTGTACGGAGTGCGCTCATGCGCTCTGGGTGAAGCCTGCGAGTGGCAAGGGCATGTTGCAACGCCTTCGCCTTCACGTCAGGGCGAAGAAGGGAAGAGCACGATTTCAGCTTCTCAGCTATGCCACGAATGAGGTCGCTGTTGGCCTTGGTCTTACCTTGGCGTACATGGAGACCCTTGGCGGCAAGCTCATGGTTGGTTTGCGTAAGTCGCTCGCTCGTTTTCTTTCTTCTGTCGGGGTTGTCTATCCATTGAGTTCTGACCGCCTCACTACCATGTCGGATGGAAATGCCAAGGTCGGCAAGGAGGCGATGCACGGTTCTACCATTGATGTTCCAATGGGCACTAAGCCATCTGAAACTGCGCTTCTCTGTGATGTACCTATGTTTTGCGGCATCAAGGATATTCATGCCTTCGATGGTTTCAACTCGTTCTTTGATTTCTTGAGAAATACCTTTTTTCATAATCGTTACGTATTGATTGAGGGCAAAGTTACGAAAAAGAAACGAGAAACGACCGTTTATAACCTGTCTATTTTCAAGGATGAGTCGTACATTGTTCCTATAGGCATCACCCACAACTGCCGCTGCACCGTGGTACAGGTGCGCCGTGGCAAATATGAGGAGACGCCCCACAACGAGGCGATGAGCCGTGGCGAGGAAGTATTGAACGGCGAGAAACTGAGCATCTTCCGCTTCAATAGCGGCAAGCAGGGCAAGACCATGCCAGACTACAACCCCTACACCATCAAGCGCTGCAATGACTGCGATGTGGCAAAGGGAAAGCTAGGGCTGGTAAACGAAATCGTAGATAATCAGCTCTGCGCCGCTTGCAGTCTTCTCCATAGTATGAAAGTGGAGGGAGAAAGAAGAAGATTATCGAGTGAGGAAAGAAGAACTGTTCTTAAATCTGCACTAACTTGGGCAGACAAACATCTTCCGAGGACAATCATGTCTGACGGAAAAGAAGCTGCAAGACTGACGGTTCAAACCAAAGAAGGGATAGAACTACACATAGGAAAGAAATTCTTCACAGAAACATTCTCTAAATGCAAGAATAGCAGAAGAGTCGCTGAAACGATGGAAATGGCAACGCTTGTAAATGAATGGATAAGAGATTCTGAAAAAACAAGAATAGAACCAGGTCGCCACCACGATTTCGATTTCGTAGTATTCAAAGCTAAGTACCAGAACCAAGAAATCGAATTCAAAGCAAAATCGACAGAGGGGCTGATAGTTTATACCATGCGCCTTATATAACAAACGAAAGACCTATGAACCTTCCGTAGCCTGCACTCCTAAGAGCCGACATGTGAAAAGCCGCATAAGTCTTTCGCTGCAAAGATACAATAAAAATTTCAATCCCGCAAGAATATGAGCAAAAAAGATACAGAAACTATAAAAATGCGCCTGCCAATAAGAGTAGAGTACCCAGACACAAACAGACTGGGCAGACTTTGGCAGCGAATAAGGTGCCGATTGGGAAGTTTACGGCTCCTGAGCCGTGAGCAGCCTTTCCATTCACTATTTTTACAAGACCGAGATAAACTTTCTCGTTTACTCTATATACCATGTACATATGATATACTCCAGAAACGAGAGATAAAAATAATAAAATCATTCCAGCAGTTGTCAGAGACAGAGGAGAGAGGCATAATTTCAATTTATCTTGAAAAACGGTTAGAATACCTAATAAAGTGGCATCTAACGTTGTCAAATGACGGATTAGAACTAAGCGCTGTTGTTCCAGTTCCTCTCTTATATCCATTAATTCTCGATTCATCTCGAGCTTGGTACTTTGTGTCAGATAATGTTTCATAATCTATCAATGCTTTAAGTTATACAATACGCAAACTTATAATAAACATTTCAATCCTGCAAGAAAATGAGCAAGAAAATACAAGACTACGATGCTTTCGTGGAGAAATTCAAGCCAAAGAAGACCACGGACGAACGACAAACAGAGAAGATGTCGTTGATAGGTAAGGTTAAGGAATTTATCAGACTCATGAACACTGCGTATCCGTCCTACTAATACCTGAACTTCGTCCCTACTACCGACTGAGCCTCGCCCCTAGTACCGACCAAGCTCAGCCCCTAGTACCGACCGAGCCTCGCCCCTAGTAGGGACGAAACAGCGACAAGACAACAAGGCGAAAGCCTACCATACGGCACGGAGGTCCGTGTAATCCGTGCCTAAAAAATATCAATCATCAAACAACAAAGCAATGATCAACTACAGTATTGCAATGATGGGCAACCCAGCCAAGCCTGACGACCCAAAGAAAGCCTACGGTGTGGCACAGTACACCGAGAAGATGACGCTCGAGAAGTTCTCAGAGCACATCAGTGAGCACAACAACGTCTATGACGCTGAGGATGTGCAAGCCATCCTCGGCAAGGCGGTGAAGTGCCTCAGAGAAATGCTCCTCGCCGGAAAGAAAGTGGAGCTGGGCAAGCTTGGCGAGTTCTACGTCACCCTGCAGGGCAAGGGCACGGAGACTGCCAGCAAGTACAACCCCGACATCTGCGTGGAGAAGGTGAACGTGGTGTGGGTACCGGGCAAGAGCTTCGAGAACCTGAAGGAGAACGCCGTGTTCAACATCGTTGCCAACCGTGACGAGCAGCGTGCCGCCATCCGAAGAGCCAAGGCACAAGGCGATGCCAACCCTACCGACCCAGCCCCAGGTGATAGCGAGGGCAAGGGCGACAGCGGCAGCACCGGGCAGAAGCCATCCGAGGGCGACAGTGGCTCACAGACCGGAGGCAGTGGCTCACAGACCGGAAGCAGTGGCTCACAGGCTGGCGGCGGTTCTTCCTCCAGTGGAAGCGACTCCGGCGACGAGAACGTCAAGGAGTACTAAGGCATAGTGCCCATGGGCGCAACCTTACTACAATCTTACCACCAAGCAAAAACAAAGGGGCTGCGTCATCACGACGCAGCCCCTTCTCCGTATGTTTCATTTACTTTATGAGTAAAAGTCTCGCACACATCCGTTCATTGTGTAATGAAAATTACCAACTTTTAAATAAAATCGAACCCATCCCCATCGCCATGGGGCGGTGTCCTTGAAATAAACAAACTTAGTAGGGGATGTCCCTCCAGTACCTTGCGCCTATCACCTCGATGCTCTCCATCACTTCCTCATGGTCGTGGTTGGTGAGCGTCTGTGAGGGGAAGCCCAGCTGATAGTCGTCCACGCCCGGCATCTCCAGCAGTGCCTGGCACATCTTCTCGCTGAGCTGTATCGCCGTCACGCCATCCTCATGGGCGTGCCAGTCGGTGACAAGGTGAAGGCGAACCTCGCCCAGTCCCTCCAGCCCCCTGCAGGTCTCCTTGTATTTCTGCGCCCACTGGATAGCCCCGAACTCGATGAACAGGGCGGGGCACTCGAAGGCGGTGTCTTCCTGCATAAACTCCACTTGGCGGTTCCAGAAGTCGAAGGTCTTGATCTCTGGCACCTTGCCCTTCATCGCCATCACGATGTCTGTATATAGTCTTAATCTTGCGTCCATAATCTTGTCATTTTGTATTGATGTTAAAGTCGTGCTCGAAGTATTGCGTGAGGTTGTCCTCGATGATCTTCCTCACCTCGGTCTCCACCTCGGGTGCCATGCCCAGGAACTGGCGGCGAGGTATCTTTATCGTCTTGCCTTCCTTCATCAGGGCCATCATGCGCCAAAACTCCGCTTTCTCGTTCAGCTTCATTTTAGCTGTCCACGCATAGAAACCACCATCGGTAAGCTCACGGCGTTTACCGCTACCGTTCTTCTTGGTCATTCCCATCGCTTCGTAGAACTTGGCGCGGAAGAACCGCTTCATCCTTGCCGTCACCTTGATCTCGCCACCCTCGTTGTGGATGCCTGCGTAGGCTAGGTCGCTGTAGAACGTGATGCTGCTCTCGTCGCTGCGGCTCCTGATGCTCTTGCGGAGGTCGCCCGATGCCACGAGGATGTGGCCGTCGCCACGTATGGGACTCTTGCGCCTCTGCCACTTCTCGGCAAAGAAGCCCTGCCGCTCAAAGTTCTGGTCGAACTCATCGCCCAGCTCGACGCGGATGTCACTAAGTATCCGCCTCACCACCTTTCTCAATTCTCCGTCTGCACTTGCCATAGCCATGTTATTCCTCAAACTTCAGGAAGAGCTCCTGTGCCTCGCTGATCTCGTTGCGAGGGTCGGCGGATGCCTTCAAGATGTAGTAGAACTGACGCTCGCTCAGAGCATACGTGGGGTAAATATACCGCCTCCATATCTCCCTGTTGGGTACTCCCAACTTGGCATATCGGTCGTATATCGCATTGATGTCAGCCACTCTCTTCTTGTAGCTCAGTCCGGTCCTCTTGCGGTATGTCCTCAAAGCACTTGCCCTTCCCTTAGTTTAACACACTTTTGATATGATATTAAAGAAAACATTAAAGTCGTGATTCCTCACTCTTCTACAAGCGGCAGAAGCTAGGCTCTATGCGAGTCCAGATGCCCGACTCCTGGCTTCGCTTGAAGAAGTAGAAGTTGACGGCGGTCTTCTGCACCACGTTCGACTCCTTGAAGAGTGTCATGATGTCGGCGTACTCCTCGTCGAACTTGTCCTCCAGCTCGTAGAGCTTCGAGATGCTCTTGTAGTCGAGGTCGCCGGCGTTGTTGCGCTCCAGGAGCGTCATCGCCAACTGGTACATCGGGTCTTCCTGCCCCTTCTCGCTCTGCTCCATGTAGCGCTTGAGGTACTTGATGAGTCGGTCGGCGGCTAGGTCGGCACGCTCATCGAAGCTCTTCACGTTGTTGCTGGCGATGGAGAGGCGGAAGTCGCCGTCGGTGATGGTGAAGCTCTTCTGGTCGTCGAACTTGGTCTGGCCATATCGCTGCATGATCTTGGTGAAGGCATCCGACTCGCTGCCGAGCCAGTCCTTGAATTGCTTCACGCTCTTTACGATGATGCCCAGCTGGTTCTCCACGTTCACCATGAACTCGTGTCTGAGGTCCTCGTATGCCTTGCGGTTCTCCTGGCGGCTGCTCTTCGCCTCGGCGTTGAGCTGCTCACGGAGTGCCGCCTTCTGTGCCTCCGTCATCTGGGAGAGATCGACCGCCATGGTCACCTTCTTCTCCTCAGCAGGGGCGGCTGCCTCCTGGGCGGCTGCCTGCTGTTGTTGGGTTGTAACTGTCGTTGTTTCCATTTTGCTGTATGATTATGATTGGTATATGTTCTGAAGGGCAAGAGAGTTCCTCACTCTTCACTCTTCGTTCTTCACTCGAATAGCTCTTCGCGCTTCTCCCTTCACTTCCCCCGAGCCCTCCCTTGCGCTTGATGGCCCGGAGCTTCAGCTCCAGTGCCTCCAGCTCGGGGATGTCGAGCAGGGCGAACACCTTGCCGCAGATGCGGGGGTGGCTGCAGAAGTCGTTGATGCGCTGCCAGTCCTTGGTGTCGATGTCCAGCTCCTGCATCAGGTGCAGGCAGATGGAGCGGTGGCGCTTGCGCTGGTCGCCATAGCCCAGCATGTTCTCCAGTGCCTTGCAGCAGTCTGTATATTCTCGCACCCTCATCTCGCTGAGGTGGGTGGTGCGGCCTCCGGTGTATTGGCTCACGAGAGCCGCCTTAGTGTCCTCGTCAGAGCCGTGCTTCTGCAGCTTGTTAAACGAGGCGTAGAAGCGATGGTAGTTCTTAATCGGTCGTGCCATTTCCATCCGTTCTTTACTTGCAGTTGGTATATCATGTTCCGTTCTCTGTCTTACGGTGAAGCATCAAGCGTCCAGCGTCATTCGATAGTCGCAGAAATGACCTCGTGCCTCTCGTGCCGCACTGCCCAGGTCGATGGCGAGGTCATCCTCGTGCAGCAGCGGTATGCCATCGAAGCAGAAGAACAGCTCACCGCCGAACTCCCTTACCTGTACTCTCAGTTGGGCCTCGTGCTTCACCTCCTTCTCCCTGCGCAGCGCCTTCTTGCGGTGCTGCTCGTCGCCAATGGCCTTGCACCATTGCTTGATTTCTTTCAGAATCTCACTCATAGTCGTATATTGGTTTAAATGTCATTTATGATTTATCATTTATAATTTATCATTTCCCTACACCCCGTCAAGGATGTATTCGTCGATGTTGCTCCCCAGGTACTCGCTCCGCAGTGCGTCGGCGTTGAGGTCGGCCAATCGGCTCTCCAGCTCGCCGTAGATCTGTGCCTGGTCCATGTAGGAGAAGTCGGAAGTCTTGCGCTTCACGTACTCCATGATCTCATTGATTACCTCTTCCATAAGCCTAAAGATTGTTTGATGTCTGTATCACTCCGTCCTGCCATACCTCGAACTCAGCCCCGGCTTCCTTGATGAATCGCCCCTGGCACACCGCCTTGTAGCCGTTCACCCTCACCTTTACGCTGGCTTGGTACTTTAGCTTTCCGGCTGTCTTGCCCATCGGCTCGCTCTTGTACTCCTGCGAGATGAAGATGAAGCACTTGTGGGGGAACTCCGCCATCAGCCCGAGTGCGTCCTGGAACGTCCAGCCGAACGTGGACTGCAACAGCTGGAGCGAGTCGAGGATGATGAACTTGGCGCTCTTGCGCTTGTGGAGCCGTTCCTTCAAGTCGTCCAGGTTTCCGTTGTCAACGACCCGGAACTTGCTCTGCACCTCCTCCATGTGGTAGCGTCTCAGTCGCTGGCAGAAACTCATCTTCGTGCCTTCCTCCACGCTCACGTAGAGCACGCTGCCATACTCGCAGAGCTTCTTGGCGAGCTGCATGCAAAACGAGCTCTTGCCCGACGCAGAGGGTCCCGATATGAACCACATGTCGTTGATCTCGGGGTTGCCGAACACCCTCTGCCATTCTCCGTCCCATGGGAGCGGCACGCTCTTGAAGCGCATCATCTCCCTCGGACCGTATGCTCTCTTTACCATAGCAACGAATTATTGGTTATACATTGTGCATTATTCATCGCCTTTCACTTTCTCTATCTCGGTATATACTCGGCGCAGGCTGCCCTGTGCCCTTCGGGCGATGCTGGCGATGTCGAGGCTGCTGCTCTCCTTGGGTGCGTTCGCCTTCGCCACCATCACCGCCTGGCGCATCAGGAAGTCCTGTCGGTCCTTGCCGTCGTCGGGGCTTATCTTGGCATACTTGCCGCCATATCGGGAAAGTATCTCGGTGTAGCCCACCTTCTTGCAGTCGATGGAGCGGTTGATCTTCTCCTTCAGTCCGTCGGCACCCATCATGTACCAGCCGCAGCAGTGCTCGGTGGCATTCCAGAGGGCTTTCAGCTCCAGGAACGCCTCATACTGCAGGTCGCCTGCCTCGTCGAGTATCACCAGGGGCGACTGCAACACGTTGACGATGTAGTAGGTGAGGTCGTTATACACATCGGCGTAGGTGCCACGCCCATCCAGTCCGAACTCGGTCGCCATCTGTCGGATGAAGCGGCGCTTGGTCTTCACCTGCGAGCAGTCGATGTAGATGGCCTCCTTGTGGGTCTTGATATACTGTCGGGCGGTGTAGGTCTTGCCGATGTTGGGCTCGTCGCAGAGTATCATCGAGAGAGCCGAGCCTTGCACCATCTCCATCTGCTGGGTGATGGAGACGAAGGTCTCCGTGCGAGCCGTCTGCCAGTCCATCTCGTGCTTCAGGCTCACGTCGAGTCGGCGGGCCAGTCGCACCCAGTTGGCATCGGATAGGGCCTTGTCGGTCTGTCCCTGCTTCACCATGCTATACACGCTGGTGGAGATGCCGAGCACCTTGGCGTGCTTCGAGTCGCTCTCGTAGAGCGCACGGTTGCGCTCGATGGCGGCTGTAATCTTTTTCTTCTGTTCTGTCGTTATCATATCTTCAAGTGTTTTAAGTTGTGTTCTAAGCGTGTTATAAGTGCATTCTAAGGCCGTTGGAAATGTGGTAGGAGCAGCCTTGCAAGAGAATTCTTCACTCTTCCCTTAGATGTCCGCTATGGCTTGCGCCCGCAGCGTGGCTTCGTCGGGGGAATCTTCCATCAGTGCGAGGATGTCGCTTATGTCGTCTTCCGCTCGCCCCATCCCTGGCGGCTCCTTGGGTGCTTCTTGCATCGCTGGGCCTTGTGGCGTAATCTCTGTTTCTGTCTCATCATCTATATCGTTTAAGTTTAATTTCTTTTGTATTCCGATGGTCGGCGTCTCTTCCACGCCCTTGCCCACGAACTTCATGAACTGCTTCACCTTCTTCTGCTGGCGGTAGAACTTGCGCTTGTCGTCGTCGGTCTGCTCTGCCATCACTCGGTTGTAGGTCTCCACTCGCTCCACCTGGTCGATGTATCGGTCGCCTTGGAAGATGAACACGTTCTGCGGCTTGCCTTCCTCATCGGGCAGGTAGTAGGCGGTCACCTTGTAGTTGTTGGGTGCGAGCTTCTTCAGCACTTCGTACGAGGAGAGCCACCAGTCCTCGTATGCCACCCTCACCGTGGAGTTCCTCCTTACCGATGTCTCCACCTTCTCGCCGATGTATCGGGCGAGGGTGATCTCGTCGTAAGGTCGTAGGTTTGGGTTGATGCGCTCCATCAGCACGTCCCATCGGGTCATGCCCTTGAATCGCTTCTGGTCGGGATGCAGGGCGTGGTTCCACTCGTAGTTGTCTCGGCGGTCGTCTGCCACCAGTTCCTCGAAGCTGAAGTATTCCTTGTCCTCCCAGGTGTCGTTGCTGGCATCGCTCACCTTGCGCGCCTCGGCTCTCCACTGCCACTTGCCGTAGAATCGGCCGATGCCCGTGTGGTTGCGGTGTATCACGCTCTTCTTCTTGGCTCCGTTGAAGTTCTCGGCTTGCTTCTCCTGGGAGTTCAGGGGGGCGCAGTAGCGCACGTGGGTGAACACCGTGCCCTCTTGCAAGAGCGAGTACTTGTACTCCGTCATCAAGTGGTTCTCCACCTCGATGCCCGCAGGGATGCCCCAGCCGTGCTTGGCTATCAGTCGGAACATCTCACGGAAGCACTCCCTCACCAGCTGTGGGTCCTTGAGCTTTCGGGTCAAATCCACGTCGTCCATGGTGATCTGACTCAATGAGTACTCACCAGCATGGCGGTGCATGTGAGGCATCGACTCGTGCATGAACGACGACCAGCTGAGCTGGCTCTTGTCCCATATCGCACGGTTGCTGGGCTTGTTGAGGATGTTGCGGATGGTGGTGTCGCTGAGCGTGATCGGCTCGCCGTTCTTGTCGGTGAAGTCGTTGGGGGAGAAAAGCTCGCCCGTCTTCACGTCGTAGGCATCCAGCTCTCCGCATAGGAACGACTCGTAGAGGTCCCGTACCTGTGCGCCGTAAGGCTTGTTGGGCAGGCACCACAGCCCGAGCACCAGCTTCTCCAGCTTCAGATCGACCTTGCGCTTGTTCTGGTTGCCAAACTTTCCGCTGATCAGGGCGGCGTAGCCACCTTGCCGGTACTCGTTCACCTTCTTGCGGAAGCGCAGCGTGCTCTCGGGCAGCGTGTGGTGATACACGTCCTTCAGTATCTTCACCACGCCCGTCATCATGTTCCAGTCATACTTCTCGCCCATCAGCTTGCGATAGGAAGAAGCCCGGTCGTAGAGCTTGATGCAGCAGTTGAGTACCGATGCGTTCACCACGTACTCCTGTATCTTCTCGGGGGTGAGGTCGAGGTTCGTCTGCCGGGGGTTGCTGAAGAAGGCGATGGCTCGCTGGTCCACCTCGTAGTTGGAGGTCACCCAACCCTGCAATCTCACCTCAGGACCGCCGGGGAACTGTTCCTTCACCTTGTCGAGGTACTTGGTGGGTAGGCTATCCACGGCAATGAGAGCCGTGCATCCGCTTGCCCCTCCGCCACGTCTTGCCACATCTATGCGCCCACGTGTCACCATCTTCTGATAGTTGGACTGGCTCATGATGCCATTGCCCACCAGTTCGGGAGCCGATATACAAAGTGTATTGCCGTAATATTCCATGATTGATAACTCGATTTTACCTTTTTACTCATTCCTCACTGGTGATCTCTTCCCAGTGCTTGCCCTGGTGGATGCCCAGCACCCAGCAGACAACGCCTACGATAACAAACAATGTGATGTCCATATAGCTTCAATGGTTGATGGTTTAACTTTCCACCCCAGCGAGGCGGCAATGCTTCTTGTAAAGCTCAGGGGTAGTCATGATGTCAGCGTCCCTCTGTGTCCAGAGGGAGATGATGTCCTGGACTTCTGCGAGCTGCTTGATGATCACGTTCTCCTTGCTGAACATCTCTGCGCCCTTGTAGTAGGCTACGAGGTCGCCCGTCATCTTGTTCACCTCTACCATGCCACCATTGGGGAAGTACTGTCTCATGTACCCCTCAGCGTCATGTATGGTCTCCACCTCTGGCAGTTCCACCATCACGACGCCTCCGTTCTGTAGGATGTAGCTGCGTATGCGCTTCGCCTTGTCGGTGTCGCCCCTCTTGGAGTCGAAACAGATGGCGTTGAACACCGTCTGCTCTGTCACATGGAAGACCTTCATCGCCTTCTGGCGCATCTCCTTGGTCGTGTCTATTCTCTTTTTCATATCCATTCTTTTTGTTATTCTATAGGAAATTGCTTATCTTTGCAGCCGAAACGTATTGTCGAACCCTTAAAACATCCACTTATGACAGAAAATGAACTCTATCTAACGGCGCGGCTAAAAGCGCTTGAACGTTTACTCGATGTCCTTCTTTATCACAAATTCGGCGATGAGAAGCCCGACTATCCATCCCTCTGGTACACTCGTTACCTACGTTACGACTACGAGAGAGGCTACCTCTATCAACTTTCGGAAACAACCGACCCTCGGAGTCCCGAAGGAGAACGGATTGAACACCGTAGGTTTCAGCTTCAAATTCTGATGAATATCGCTTACCTTCGAGGAAATCTAGCAGATTACGGCATAGTGCGTAAGGTGTGCCGTCGAGACGAGGCTGCTGCCCACAAGATCTTCGAGAGCTACGATGGTTACGATGAATCGCTGTTGCAAGCGATAGATGATTTCTACGGTTCTGTTTCATAATCTTTTCCTTTCTCTTTTTATGAAGGGTGGCGAGCGACATTCCTCACTCCTCACTCTTCGTTCTTCACTTAATTGGTGGAGGCGAGAGGAATCGAACCTCCCTTCCGCCTAATTTTACCTGGCAGTTATCACCATGCGACCTGCCCCCATCTGCCTCCGGTTTGCCGGGAACGTTGCCCGGCACGTGCCCGTCTTTCCGGGCTGTCATCCTAGGGCCTTTTGTGCTGAACGCAATAAGCATTCTGTTATCGGTTGTATC